CTTTCTAAAGCAGAAAATCCAAAAGCTGAACTTCCAGTTGTTTGCCAATAGCCTTTGCCAACATACATGCCATTAACTGTAATGTCTGTATCAAACACAGGATTATTGTTTAATACAACACTACCTGTGCCTGTAACACCATAAGATGTTCCCCAAGCAGTACCAGTTGAATTTGGAATACCAGCGGCTGGGTAAACTTGTGCTGTTGGAGTTACCCAAGTTGTATCATAATTAGTTGCACTTGCCTTTGCTAATACTTGACCAGTCGTACCCCCAACAATAACTCCAGGACCTGTAGCACCAGTTGCGCCTGTTGCGCCAGTAGCTCCCGTTGACCCTGTTGCACCTGTAGAGCCAGTAGCCCCTGTAGGAACTCCTAGTGTCAATACTTTAGTAGAGGTATTAAAAGATGCAGTTGCAGAAGAGCCAGGAGATAGAGTAGTAGCTGTAGATGTAATAGCATTGAAAGCATTATCTACATTTGTAGAGGCACTTGCTGCTGAAGCAGCCGCATTATTAGCTGAAGTTAATGCTTCCCCTGCCTTAGTAGTTGCTATACCTGCAGATGTAGCTGCATTGTTAGCAGAAGTTAAAGCCTCTCCTGCTTTGGTTGTAGCAATGATAGCCTGTGCATTGGCAGTTGCAGCATCATTAGTTGCAGATGTAGCACTATTAGAAGCACTAGTTGCACTAGCCGCTGCAGCATTTTTACTAGCTAAGGCATCCGCTGCCGCTTGGGTAGCTGCTAACGCTTGTGTAGTTGAATCAGTAGTTGCATCCCCCGAACCTCCAGCCCCTCTGAAAATCGCCATGACTATTCCTTAACAGGTTTAACTACTTTAACTGGCTCAGGAAGCTTGACTTCCACTACTTCTTCATATTGAGGATGTTTACGCATATCTAAAATATCATGCTCGTGCTCAAAATTAACAATTGTACCACTTACTATACATTTAAACTTAGCCATTTAGTTCTCCTTGATTATTCTTATGAACACTAAATAATGCCCATAAAAATAGCCCCTCCAAAGAAGGGCTATATATTACTTAACTACTATGCTGGAACAGCAAGTGCGAAACAAGCATTGTCACGCAACTCAGCAACACCGTACAATGTATCTGCAGTGTAAAGAGTACCTAAGTATTCTTGTTTGTATTGAGTTTGTGAACGAACACCAACTTGCTCTACTAGAACAGCAGAATCACGATGACCTAGAAGGGCAATACGAGCACCGCCAGTAGCAGTATCACAGTTTGAAGAAACAAATACAGGGATACCGTACAAGTTACCGATTTCACCATTGCGGATTGTGTTATTACCACCAGCTTCACCAACAAATGCTTGTTCAGTGTAACGAGCTAAACCCATCAAAGTGTTACGGCTTGAAGGAGGAATCATGAAGAAACGACCTTCCATTGGTACGTCATTGTCATCAAGACGTTGGATTGTACGACGGATAGCAGCATCTGTTAAAGCTGAAGCGTTGCTTGAACCTGATGTGTAAGCAGTAGTACCATCACCACCGATATAAGCACCACCATAAGTTACACCAGAGCCGCCATTAAATGTACGACCTAGTTGAACTAATGAAGAGTCAACTTGTTTAGCTAAAGCATAGCCAGCGTCATCTGTGTAGAAACGACGTAGTGAAGAAAGTGCTTGTACTTCAACGATGTCTTCAATTAAACGTGAATATTCGTAGTGATTAGTGATATTAATTACTTTGTCTGTTTCAGTAGCTGCAATAAGAGTTACTTGTGAGTTAGCTGTTTTTACTGAAGCATTGCCTCGAGTAGGAGAAGGAATACGAACTGTATCACCTTTCTTACCTGTGAAAGACATTTTTTTGAATAAGTTAGCCGCAACTAAATTTTTCTTGTAAGCAGCTACAATCTCGTCACTCCAAATTTCTGGGATAAACGTTGCTGCCGTGGTAATGGTTACTTGGTCTGTACCTAAAGCCATGATAATTCCTTTTCTATAATGTTAAATTACTCGACCTTCTCGGTAAGCCGCCATAATCTCGGAAGACATAGCATCATATCGGTCTGGGTCAGTTTGCATAAGTTTAATAATATCGCTTCGACGATATTTCTTTTTAGAAACAGACTCGTTACTATTTGAAGTACCTACGTCAGCCGCTTTTAATTGGTTATTGCGGTCCAACTTAGATGTTTCAGTAACTTTTTTAGTGACTTCTTGTTTATCTTTCCAAGTAGAAAGAAGTTCTTTAGCTGAATCATAGTCAAAATTAGACTCTGCTCTAGCAAATAACTCTGTTCGTACCCTTGAACCTTTAATCCATTCAACAAAGGCTGGATTTTGCACTGTGTCAGTTAAATCTGGAAACTCATTAGAAAGTTTAGATAACACTTCCTGTTTTTTCATCTGAGCTGAAGCCTGTTGAGCCTCTTTTACTGCAGGATGATTGTTAATTGCCCGATTAATTGCATTTTGCGGTTCAATGAAAAAATCTTCATCACTATATTCTGGTTCTTGTGTCTTTAAGTCTTTTGATGTTTGTGTCTTAATAAAGTCATCTACAACTTTACGCAGTTCACCCACTTCACTACCCTGCTTTCCAATTAACTTCTCAGCTTCTTGGTGCATTGCAACAATTTCTTTAGGTGATTTTCCACGATATTTCTCTGGTAGTTCGTCTTCTACAGGGGGAGTATAAACTTCTTCCTGTACAATTGGGTCATCCAAAGAGTCTGTAATTGTATTGCTTTCTAAAACGTCATCTAATACTTTTGCCATACTATTTCTCCTGTGCTTTTAGCATTGTAGGAAAGAAACTAAATTCTTGGCAGATTTAATCTCTTTGAGCAATTGGTTTATGCTTATTTGCCCAAGCGATTGCCGCACCTGGAAAGCTTCCTGAATAACCCTCTAAGTCAATTCGGGGTGCACTAATAAGTTTATCAGCGTCCGAACCACATAAAGGACATGTAGATACTTGTGTATATTCAGTTAATTTATCGAAATTTTCTTTACAATCTCGACACTGAAAACTAAACAGTACCTTCATCTTGCAACTCCTTATAAGTTTGTTCTGAAACATTCTTCAAATTCAACACCCATTGGAGTATATCTAGTTGCCCTTTTCGTTTGTACAAATCTTCTACAGAATTAACTGTGCTAACTTGTGCATAAACATCGTAAAGGGCTTGTGTATCTTCTATGAAATCCTTCCAACCAGGTGATGCCATAGTTGAGAAACGATTTTCAAAATAATCTTGTAATTCTCTATTCATGCTATTGTATTCTCCGTTTCTTTGTGGTATAATAGCAGTTAATGTTAATATTATAACATAATTTAATTAGTTTGTCAAGGGTTTATTAGCCATTTGCAACTTGACAATCTCGGCATTTCGTGCTGAGTCTTCTTGTTTAATGTTAATAGCTTTTTCTTTCAACATCAAATCAGCTACTTTAGCACGTTTCTCAAAGTCATCTGTTCCTGTTTGGTTATTTAAATTAGTAGAAAGAGCAGCAACTCGCTTAGTCTTAGACTCTTCTGGAGCTAGTTGAGTGTCAACCATTACTTGCTGAGCTTCTGCTTGTTGTTTCTGTGCTTTAGAGCTTAAATCAGCAATCTGAGCTTGTATTAAACCCATTTGTAATTGTTGTGACTGTTGTTGCATTTGTTGTGCTTGAGGATTAGGTTGTGAAGCTTGTGCTAATTGCTCTAACAATGCTGTCTTATTAGGAAGTGAGCTATTATTAATAACACCTTGCATTAACACTGGCATGATAGGACTATCAGGACCAAGCGTTTTCATCAAGTTAATCATTTGCAATTGTTCTACTTCACGAGCAAGCATACCAAGTGAGCTATTGACAACAAAGTTATAGTCCTTCACTGGGAAGTTCTCAGGGTCAAACTGCATAAAGCGGTAAGCAGTCTTCTCAATAAGTGGAATTAAATATTGGTCTTGGAAGTTTACAAGAGTGCGTTTGTTTTTCTTGATGATAGATGAAAGGACAATAGACATCTCACCAGCACCTGCAGGTTGTGTCTGCATGCCAGCACTATCCAAAGTACCAGTAGCTTGCAGCAACATACCTTCAAACTTGTTAGCAATCTCAATGTTTCCCATGTCAGTAGAGCCAAACTTAAATGGCATCATAATTTCTGCAGGGTTTCCGTTGGTAAGGATTGTTTTACCTGGACGTACTTCAAACTTAGACCCTCTAGGAAGCCTTGTAGCGTCCATAGCCATCATAGGAACTGCAGTTAGGGCTAGACTATCCAAATGACTACGAAGTTGTGCGTCAATGGCTTTCTGCATGTTGTATGCTTTCTCAGCAATACCACGACCCCAGAATCGGTTAGGGATTGAATCATCTTGATAGGCAACCACAGGGCGGTCCTGCATCATGAATGGATTCTTTTCAGCTTTTAACAGCTTATCATTGCCAATGACAACAACAGCCTCAACTAAATCACCATACTCTTCCATTAGGTCAGAAACTTCTTCCTCTTCTTCACCTAGTATGTTTGCAATTTCTTCTTCACCATCAGACTCAAGAAGAACTCTTGGCACTAAGCCATAGTAGCGAATGATGCGAATCTTGTCATCATTGTAGAAGTTTTCATCAACAAAAGTAGGCTCAATCTTCTCATCAGGAGGACTGTCATCCTCAATGTCTGTGTCTTTGTACACACCATCTTTTACTTTTTGTGCTACAATGTGTGCTGAGACAGGCTCTTCAATGGCAACACCCATTGCCTCTTCAATGCTAGAAGCAGTAGGGTCAATTAGGAAGTTTTGAGGGTTAATTGGTTTGTATGAAACAACAACCACTTCTTTTTCTTCTACACCAATTGCCATTGCATCTACACCTGGCATAGGTTGAGTGGCTGGAACAAACTGAGTTACTTTCTTAGTGATAATCTCTGTAATGCCTGTACCATAGATAGAAGCTAGGAGAATACTATCACCAATGTACTTACGGGCTTTTTGTTTTTTATTATTTTGTTTGATGTAATTCTGAACGTACTCAACGTCACGAGGGTCTTTGTCCATCATGTCATCTTGAATCTCAAACAAGTGGTCGCCTTGACCAAACACTGCCTCTTCAATCTCAGCCGTGTGATTCTCAATAGCTTGTTGTGTAGCTGGTGATGTAATACGACTACGTTCTGAGCTACGAGTGGTGTCTTCTGCAGCCCAAACACCTCGCCACATACGTTCGTACTCTTTCCAGTCTTCTAGATAGTTGTCATCACGGTGTCTGCGCCAGTCATCCGTATAATCTTTAATCCACGCTACTAGTTTATTCTGCATTTATTTTTCCTATTTAATATCCACTAATTGCATCTAAGCTTTCGTATTCCTCTTCCTCAAAATCTTGGAAGTATTCTACGACTTGAATTTGGTCAATGTAAGCCAAAGCATCAATTAAGTCATCATGTAACATTGAGTTTGGAAAGTTTACTAGTTGGTCAATAAACTCATTATTCCAACTACCATAGTTTAATGTTACTTTCTTGTGTTCAAATCTACCTTGCAAAGCCCAGACAATTCTGTCTGTTTTCTTTTGATTGCCGTGCGTAACATCATCAATTCTAAAGTAGTGATTGTGGCGACGCATAAGGTCAGTAAGATATGGAAGTGCAGCATTTTTTAAACTCCCCTTTTCAATGCCCACAGCTACAGGCTGGTATTGGATGACAGCATCCATAATTTGTTTTGTGGTTTCTTTAATGTCCCACCTACCATGCAAGATGTCTGCAACCCACCAACCACCTTCATGTACTTTAACGACAGCAATAGCCGTCTCATCTAGCTTTTTATTTTTATTGCCAGACTCTCTATCCACATTAATAAAGCCAGCCAAGTCAACTGTAATGAAAAAACGACCTTCGTCAGGTTCATCTTCATCTATAACAATCCAATCTTCTTTAAAGATATCTCTACTTGCAGCTTCAAAGGAAGCCATAAACTCTTGTCTAAAAGCAAAACTTGACATACTGCTTTTAGCTGCTTCAATTTCTTTAGCAGGGATTAACGGGTTGTCATAAGATGTGTAATGGAAACTAGCCCACTCTTCATCTTTATTACTTTCCCCATATTTGAACATTTCGTAGAAGTGGTTTCTGCCCTTTGGTGTTCCAATGAACACTGCACCACCTTGTACGTCTGCAAGAGCAGGACGTAAGATTTGTTCCCATACATTTGCCTTAATGTCAGCGTATTCATCGACTACTAAGAAAGCTAAACCCACACCACGAAGTGTGTCAGGGCGGTCAGCCCCTTTTAAATAAATTTTTCTACCATTCACTAGCGTAAGCACTGAAGTGTTCTCATGTGCAGAGGCAATGACTTCATGCCCTAGTTCCTTAAGCACACCCCACATAATGTCTTTAGCTTGTTGATATGTCGGAGCTACATAGAACACATCTTTGTTATTACTCTTTAAGGCTTCAATTAAAAGGAGCCAAGCAGCTAAACGACTCTTCCCAAATCGACGACCTGCAGCTACAACCCTAAAGCGTCGTTTGTCATTGAAAATCTCAAGTTGCTTCTCGTGCAGTTTTACATTTAATGTGGTCATTGATATGGAGAGCCCTGTTGGTCCATAGTTTTTTTAGCTTCTCTTAACCTAGATTGAAACTCAAGTTCATCTGGAGTAAGAAACTTAGCTTTACCACTATCTACATATTCTTTAGCTAATAAATAAATATCTTCTATATTTTTAGCTTTACTTGCAATTTCTCTACCCAAAGCATTGTTAAATAAATCTTGGGCTTTTTCTTCTGGAGTTTGGTCTGAAGCAGCAGTGTGCGTATATTTTCTAAGACCATCTCCCAAATCAAGTTCATGGTATCTACCAGCATAGTCAGCCACTGTAGAGTTATACCCTTTAGCTAAAAGAGCTTGCCAAACAAGGTGTCTTAAAGCATCCCCTTTACCTTGCCATTGTTCTTTTTGAGGATATGTCGCTTCTGCTAATCCCCCAGCAACTTCTGCACTGTCCATAAAGGATGGGTATTTTGTTTTTGTTGTAACCACAGTGTATGGAGTGAATTTACTCGGCATCGTCTTCTTCTATAATTTCAGCATCAAATACTTCTTCTGTCTCTTGACCAATGACAGTGGTTTCCCCTACACCAGAAATGGTTATGCTAATTGCATTACTCTTTCCTTTAGCTTTAGCCAAGTAGTCTGCTGGCAATACTCTATCCATTACAAGTTTAAGACAAGCCATCTGGTCTTCATCTTCATCATCCAAAGCCTTATCTAAAACTTTCTGGACAATGTATTTACTTTTCTTACCTAGCATCTCTGCAAGGATTTCTTGTGACCTAGCCTTTTTAGAAACAGGGAGGACAGCATTACTTTTATATTTTCTAGGCTTGGGCGGTTTCAAAGGGATAGGAGCAAGTCCTTGTGCAATCCTCTCATTATTTTCTCTCACCAAAGCAGGGCGACCTGCGCCAACTCTTTTACCCCCACGACGTTTGGGTGGGGTGTCAGGCAAAGCCTCAAGTATTTCTATGTTTACATTATCATCCAAAGCAGTTTACCCTTTAAAAGGAACTTTTATTTTATACAACTATTATAACATAATATTATTATATTGTCAAGAATAATATTCACTTTGTTACAAGCAAAGTGGTTTGTATTGTATTTATAAAAGGCTAAATACTTTGTGTTTAATAAAAGAGGATTTATTATATACAAAAGGATTAAATAAATTTAATAAAGAGTATTGACAAATTATTAAAAGTATGATAAAATAAATAATTATAATTAATAATATATAATAAATAATAATTATAATATAATAATAATATATATTAATAATAATTAATAATAATTATATTATACTATAATTAATAAAACTATAATATAAATTATTATATAATAGTTTAATAATATAATTAATTATAAACTATTAGTTTAGATTTTACATGCTTTTTAAACTATTAATATTCCCCCTTTTAAAAAGGATTGTAAATCCTTCCCCCCAAGACCGCCTCTATCCCCCCTTCTTTAATTATGCGAAGGGCGACATTAGGAAATGTCTTATATCCGTCCCTGAGCTCCTTTCTATTATCCCCCTATATGTTGATATCAAAAAATAATAAAAGGGGCTTTTAGACCCCTTCCTATTCGTTTTAGAGCTATCTTTATTACTTATTCATTACATACATTGTTACTTCAAAGCCAAAACGCATTTCTACTGCACTTGGAGTTGTCCACATAATAGTTCCTTTATCAAAGGAGTAAACAAATTATTTACTCTACCCCTATTATCTCACATTTTAGCTTTTTTTAATAGTGTAAAAACCATTAATTGAATACCCCCTATTTTACCTTCTCGTAAATCCAGTGTGATACATAGAAATATTCATAGCAATAATAAATCATACCCCCCCTATTGAGAATAAATCTCATTTAGATTTAGAATGAGAATGATTCTTATTCGCATTAATAACACTAGATATAGTGTTTTAATATGTAATTAATACTATATATTGTGGTTTATTGTAATGGGTGCGCGGAGCGTGATACATCATAGGGTTAAAACAATACCCGATATTAATACCCGATAATTTTACTCAAGTATTTAATCTTAATAAATAAAATAGCTATACTTTATAAATATAATAAATCAAAATTGATTGATAAGTTTTATTAATGGATAATCAATAATCGATAAGAATAAATCATTAGACAATAGTTTTTATTCAAATATAATGTAATTCATGCAGTAAACATTATCTTTAATTCAAAGGGGTTATAAAATGAAAATCACTAACGAACATTATCAGTATATGAAAGAAACATTATCTACATTAGATAAGAGTACAGTGTTAAAACATAAAAACTCTTTATTAGTTTCAAAAGATTATAAAGATTTGAATACTCGCATGGTTTATGATTGTGCAAGGGCGGCTGGTTTACTTCGTTTCACTGTAGATGTTTTATATAAATATGTTGACGATAGTCATATAAAAACAGCATTGTTAAAAGCTTGTAAAGAATTAGATTATATTTAATTAAGGGGTATATTATGTTTTACGTTATAGAAAAAAACAATTCTTTAGCAGTACACGCTCATTGTTACACTAAAGAGCGAGCAGAATTATGGATAAGTGAAAAAGCCCCTGAATATTGTGCAAAGGGTTATTTTACGGATAAAACGCTAACACCTGATAGCTTTACAATTAAAGAGGTAAAATAAAATGTTAGATACTTACGACGGCTTAAAAGAATTATCGCTATACTTGTTTTTATTTTCGGGTATTATTTTGCTTTATTTAGCGTGTTCGAAGTGACAGTTTTATAAGCGAAGTCTTAAAACAATTTAATTTTTAACGGGAGCAATAAATAATGAATAAACGTAAACTTGTTTTATCTATGAGCAGTGACGCAAAAACCGTGAAGGGTGAAAGCTTAGGATTTTATACCGGTATTTTATACCTTGCGCCTAGTGATATATCCGGCTTTAATGTTTGCACTATGGCAAAGCTTGCACAATGCGAAAATGCATGTTTATATTCCGCGGGACGCGGACAATTTACCAGCACTCAAACTGCTAGAATTAATAAAACAAAAAGATTTTTTAACGATAGAGAAAATTTTATGCTAGATTTAGAATATAGTATAAAAGCTTTAATCCGGAAAGCAAAAAGACTCGGTTTAACTCCATTAGTACGTTTAAACGGGACTAGCGATATTATATGGGAAAATATCCCTTTTAAAGAGTTTAACAATATTTTCGAAGCTTTTCCGGACGTACAATTTTATGATTATACAAAAATTCCAACACGTAAAAATATACCGGTAAACTATGATTTAACATTTTCATATTCGGGAGTAAGTACATTCCAAAAAGCAATACAAAAAGCGAGTTTAAATGATAAGCTTTCTCGAATTGCAGTCGTTTTTGATAAACAAGAAAATATTCCGAGAGTGTTTTTAAACCGTGAAGTGCTCGCTGGTGATAATAGCGACATCCGTCACTTAGATAAAAAGTTTTCTGTAATTGCTTTATATGCGAAAGGTAAAGCAAAAAATGATTATTCCGGCTTTGTCGTCCGTCCGTAAAATATAATTTAAAAGAGGGTTTAATATGTATAATTTAAATAATGCATTATTCCAATGCATGCGATATGATAATATTTTAGCGTATGAAAAGCGCAATACTAAAACACTAAGATATAAAGCGAGAATGCGAGAGCGTGACGCAAGCTTAAAAGCTTATCTAAATTTAATTAGTGAGACTGTAATTAGTTTAAAACAAAATCGTACATTTTATTATTAAGAGAGGGTTTAAAAATGTTAAATGATATAATTAGTTTAAATGAGAATAAATTTTTAACAGTGACATTCGTTAAAAAAGATAATACAATTCGGACAATAAACGGGCGTTTAAATGTTACTAAATATTTAAAAGGCGGGACTAGTACGCTAGATAAAAATAAATTTTTAATATTATATAGTTTAAAAGACAAGGGTTATAGAGCAATTAATAAAGAGACAATTATTAATATTAATCTTGGTAAACTAAACATATTTAATAAGGGAGTATAAAATGCGAGAGATTCGGACAATTGCGAATGATATTTGCAAAGACTGGCAAAAAATGCCATATAGTGCGAAAGTATATATTGAACCAATGTATAGTTTAATCACGGTAAATGATAATTATGGGCTGGATAGTGCGAGAAGTATTATCAGTTATTTTTTAGCGAATGCGTCCGGCTGGAAAGGTGAAAGAGCGAAAGCAATTAAACTCGAATTAAAGCAATTATTGAAAGGGTAGAAAATGGAAAGCTTGACAAGTAAAGAGCAGGAATTAATCATTAAAAATGTTTTAGCGGCTTGTAAAGATATTAATAAACTAAATAAGCGAGGGTATAATTTTCTTTATCTAGCGTCCGGCTTTATCGCCCATTATAATCTAGCCGGCTTTAAAGCTTTTTACAGCGACGACGGTTTACCTTTTGATAATGATTTAAAAACCGATATTCTAGCCAATAAACGTTTTAACCAATGGGACAATTTTAAACCGGATAATAAAGACTATGATTATTATATGACTAAAAAACACGTTTATAACGTCATATGCGCTAGTTTATAATTTATTGGTGTATTGGTATTAAAATTTATTAATAATAGGTTTAAACACGTTTAAAATCATTTTGAGAGGGTATATAATGAGAATAGCACCAAAAAATTTAGATATGCAAAAAGTAAACAAGCTTTTTAATGAATATTTTACATTTAACAAAAATAATTTAAATAAGGGTTATACAGTTTTCACGTTAACACCTAAGCGGGACAATTCAGAAAATAAATTTAAAATTGAGAGGGTTTAAAATGGAATTAATTTTATCTGCTATTGTATTATTTTATGTGCCAGTTATAATTATTGGTATTATCATTGATAGATTGAAAGGGGAATAGAAATGTTTTCTTATGATGAATTACGTTTTATTGGTGTAATATGTGGTATAGTTTCACTTGTAATATTTATCTATTTATTCTTTTACGGAGAAAATTAAAATGTTTCCAGCAACTACTTCAAACCAAA